ACTTAAATAGCATGGGTTTTAACATGGACTACTTGCAGAAACATGATCATAAACTTTATCTAAGAGTTATCCGACTCTATGAGGAAGCTTGCAAAGTAAATGGCTAAAACATCAGGTCTACCAGAACTAAATAGAGTTTCAGTCTGGAATAATATCAACGTCAAAAGCCTAGATGTTAGAACCTACTACAACTATGATTTTATTAACAGGGGAATAGTGGTTAATACTAAGTCACTTGATAAACCAATCATTAGATACGCTAAAGACTTCAAAAACTACAGTTTAATACTCATTAGCCATGAGCCTGACACTAAAAAGATTGAGAAGTTTCTAAAGGCTACAGCAAAGAAGATTAAGTACGATCAGCCAGTTAAAAATTTAATTAGTACGGAGTTTTATTATGACTAAGAACGTAACAATTTACATACTAGCTATCCTATTTGCTATAGGTTTATTGGTCTTAACGGCACAGAGCTTATCAGCCGAGTCAATTGTTAATAGAACTGACCCATCATCTAAATCAATAACACCTGAACCGATATTAACTAAATCAAACGTAATCGAACCGACAACGCCAACTATTGAACGTAAACTGAACGTAACACAATCAAAGCCAAACGTAGTTGAACCGAAAACAATTAAGACTGAACGGAAAGTAACGGAAAGTAAAGCCGTATCTTGCCCACAAGGAACACGACCAACAGGCGGTGGTGGTTGTAAGATAGAACCCACTGGCTGTCATTTAGATGAGCAAACGCCACTAGAGGAATGTAAAGGTATATAATAGAATCATGGCACGACCAACAAAACTTACACCAGAAGTTAGAGAGCTAACAGCAAAATATCTATCTGAATGCATAGAAAATAACAAAGTACCAACTGCCGCTCGATTAGCTGTAAATATAGGTGTAGGTAAAAGAACGCTATATGATTGGGCTAAAGATGATACTGAGTTCTCGCACACGTTAGATCAACTCAACGCAATTCAGGAGTCTACACTCATAGACGGAAGCTTAGAGAACAAGCTAAATGCAACCATATCTAAGCTCATGTTAGCTAATCATGGATACAAAGAAAGACAAGATGTTACTACTAATGATGAAAAGATTACCAACCCTGTCAGTCAACTAACCGTAGACGAACTCAAAAAACTAGCTGAGTAAGATGGCTGAGATACCAGAGTACGTCAGGCTTGAAGCTCGCAAAGAATTAGCAAGACGATTCTTCTGGGATTTTGAGAAGCTGCTATATCCAGAACTTTTCACAGAAGAACGTAAACTACTGAAAGATGTAGCCGAAACACTACAAGACTTTATAGAAAACAACGATAGGCATTACTTAGTTCTATCACTACCACCGGGACACTACAAAAGCTTTACAGCTAAGAATCTGTCTATGTGGTTAATGGGCAAGAACCCACGCAACCGAGTAATTGGTGCATCAAACTCTGGTGACTTATCAGGTACATTCTCAACTCAGATTAGGGATACGATACTTGGAATTAACTCAGGTAAAGACGGAGTCCCATATCCAGAGATTTTTCCAGATACCAAAATTAAACAAGGCTTTGCAACTAAAAGTAAATGGGAGTTAGAGAATAGTGAAGAACCATCTTATAGAGCAACAAGTCCTACAAGTGCATTAACAGGCTCAAGAGCTGACTACTTCATTATTGATGATATTATTAAGAACCACGTTGATGCTATGAATGCTAGAGTGCATGAAGCTAACTTTGATTGGTTCAGGAACACGCTATTTAGTCGTGCTGATGGCGATAACTATAAGTTCATATTTGTTATGCAGAGATGGGCTAAAGCTGACCTCTCAGGTCGTGTCATAGACTTTTACGGTGATGACGTGGTTTCAATAGACTTCCCTGCTATGAACGACAAAGATGAAATGCTAGAGCCGACCATTATGAGCAAAGAAAAGCTAATAGAAGCTAAGCGAACATTAAGACCAGAAGTATTCAAAGCAAACTACCTACAGAAGCCAATGGACGTTGAGGGTAGACTATATAAAGGCTTTTCTGAATGGGATAGCTTGCCAGATGTACCAATTAAGAAAAACAATACTGACATAGCAGATCAAGGAAAAGATAATGTTTGTTCTATTAACTGGTGTGAAAAAGATGGCAAAGTTTATATTACAGATGTTTATTATTCGCCAGAGAAAGCAGAGATAACAGAGCCTAAAGTTGCCAAGATGATTAACAGTGGTGAAGTTACCGAAGCAGAGTTTGAGAGCAATAATGGCGGTAAAGGCTATGCTCGGAACATCGAAAGAGAACTGAAAGACTTAGGTAATATAAAAACTGTCGTTAAGTGGACACCCCAGAACTCTAACAAAGAAGCTAGGATACTAACATCAAGTGCATGGGTGCAGAATAATGTCTATATGCCGCCTAACTGGACTAGTAAATATCCAGAGTTCGCACAGGAAGTGTTAGGTTATGTTGCTGGTTCAAAGAATGAACATGATGATGGAGTAGATACTTTAGCAACTATTTATGAGAGAACAGCTAACAATCAAGTGGTGGACTATAGCTGGTCAGTACGCTAACACTATCTGCTATAATTAGTAGTATATAAGCAGAGACTAATATATTGCACCAAATCAAAAAAGCCATAGCTAAAATTAAGTCTAATGCAACAGAGCTGTATCTAGCATTTCTTTTATTCGTAGGACTTCCATACGTTGCACAGCTTTATTTAGGCTGGAAAGCATTTATCGCAGTTAGTATCATCGCTCAAACAACAATAGTAATTCTAAATGTAAGGAAATCTAACTAATGGGAGTAATCACAGGAGCGTTCACTAACAAGAGTCTAAAGATGGAACACAACTATATTGGTGCACCGTCATTCGCTCAACAGAATCCCGGCTATTCATTACTAAACTGCTATCAGTCCGATGCATACGCTTCAATCTATCCTAGCGTTAAAGCTATATCTTATGAGTTCAAAAAGATCATGCCATTTGCTATTGATGGTAATGGTAAACCGCAAAAGAACGTGCCAACAATTAACGCTCTATACCACCCGAACCAATTAGACAGTTCAGTAGCATTCTTCGAAAAGCTAGCAGTCAGTAGCTTAGTTCATAGAAAAACGTATGTTCTAGTTTGGCGAAAAGAGGGCAGAGAGTCTAAACCCGGTGGTGAGATCACACCTCAGAACATTGGCGGCTTTACATTTCTTGAACGTCCTGCGATTACAAGGCGTGACGGCAAGACGTATTACAATATAGGCAGTCAAGAGTTTACTGAGAATGAAGTCATGGTTATACCGGGTGGCGTTGATCCTAACAATCTATATGCTGGCTATGCACCTGGCGAAGCTTCACGAGCATGGGCTACACTAGACGATTACATAGCTGACTACCAAAAAGGCTTCTTTGAAAATGGTGCAATCCCTGCTGGACAATTCGTTATCACGGCTGCAACTAGTAAAGACTTCAACGATACTGTCGATGCCATGCAAGCTAAGCATAGAGGTGCTGGCAAGAATAACAACGTAACCTACACGCCACAGCCGATAGATCCAACCACAGGTAAACCAGGCGAAGCTAAAGTGCAATGGATACCATTTGCATCATCCAATAAGGACATCGACTTCAAAAACCTATTCGAGCAAGCCAACAAGCGTATTGACTCAACATTCGGAGTACCAGCATCAGTTCGAGGGGTTGGTGAGAATAATAACTATGCAACAGCTAGACTAGACCAACAGAACTTCATAGTAAGAGCTGTCGAGCCATTAGCACTATCTATTTACACTCAGATAACTCACGAACTGAATCGCATTACTAACGGACTTGGCGTAGCTATAACATTTGAGCTACCAATCCCTGCTATTGCCGATGAGGAATTAGTTCAAGCACAAACCAAGAGCAGTGAAGTTGCATCATTAAATGTACTACTAGACAAAGGCTATTCACTAGATACCGCTGTTGATGCACTTGCTTTATCCCCACGCTATAAACTGCTCAAGATAGACACTACAACCCAAACGATAATTGAAAATGATAAACCAGATGTAGATGATGGTGGCGAAGTAAGTGATAGCCCTGATCCAGATAAAATAGACGGCATCACGCCAACTAATATAAAAAAAGACGCTAGACCTAAAAACGAAGCATCTGACTTAGACCAACTAGAATCAGTTGCAAGAGCATTAATGCAATCACAGGTAGACCAAGCTATAGCAGACTATGACAGCGAGCAAGAAGTTAGCAACGTAGTAACAGGCAGTCCAACACCAGAAGCAGAAGATAAGTTTGTTGCTGATATGTTAGTTAGAATTGTCGGTATTATGATTGCTAAAGGCGAAATAGAATATCTAGTTGGCAAGCAATTGCTTGTTGATGCTGGACTATCTACCGCTAACCTCCACAGCTTTGTACTAAATGAAACAGCTAGAAGTGCCTATGAAGCTTATCTGTCTAAGGTCGCAACAAGCTACTCCGAAGATACAGCTGTTGCAATCCGTAGCGTGTTATCTCGTTCTAATGTTGCTGGCTGGACACAAGCCGAAACCAAAGATGCGTTGCGAGGTATTATGAACACTGATGAATGGCGTGTTAAACGATTAGGTGTTACTGAACTTAACCGATCACAAACATTGTCAGGTGTCGAAGCTATGAAACAAATACAAGCCGAGACAGGTTATTCGCTAGAGAAAAGTTTAGAGCATACCGGTTCTGACCAACCTTGCGAGTTCTGTCAGACTTTAATTGGTAAATGGGTAGCAGTTGATCAAGAGCTTGTACCATTAGGCTCGACTATTGTTGGTGCTGATGGTGGTATTATGATAAATGATTTTGTTGCTAACGATGGCTATGACCCTCACCCGAACGGACACTGTACTAATCACTATAGGGTGGTATCATGAAAGACTTAGACATACGCTGTAAAGCTTGCGATAGATTCCTAAATATTAAGGCTGTCGATACTATTATCGCTCAAGTCAGATGTTCTAATAGTAAATGTAAAGAACTCAATAATGTAAAAGTTATCACTAATGATGCAACTGACCGGCAGATAACCTATAAGTTTGATGATGGCGAGATTGCTAAAGCTACTACACCGGACGATCAAGCTACCAAACAGATCAATAACCTTAAAGCCAAACTAGAAGATAACGAAAGTTACATTGCACAACTTGAGGGTATAGTTGATGGACAAGGATAGAGCCAAACTAGCAAAGCTTCGCAAGACTAAAGCCGATGCCAAAGCTAAACAACATCAAGAACTGGTTAAATCTAATCAGTCAGTCAAAGATGCCATTGTAGAATTACACGAGGTTATAAACGGCAAGGCAGCGTTTAATGATGAGCAGATAGTAGAACAGTTAAAGCTTCTCGCTAGTAATATGACATTCAAAGACGAAATAGCCAAGCTTGAAACAGCCATAATTAATAAAGCCAAACAGCCTATCGAGCTAAAGAACATCGAGCAGTTAATTGATGCCGCCAATCCAAGCACAGTAGTCGATGCAATAAATAGCATGGCAGTTAAACTTGAAGCCAATCCAACCAGTCAAAAAGCTGATGACTACTTGCCGTATCGTAGAGTTATAAAAGTCGGTAGCAGATTTGTTTTCGATGACGATAAGATGAATGTCAATGTCATGGGAGGAGGTGGCGGTGGCGGTGGTTCGTCAGTACAAATACCGCTGGTTCGTGATACTGATGATGGTCAAGCTGTAGCGGTAGTAAATCCAGATGGTAGCAATATTGGCGGTGGCGGTTCAGGTGGTGGACTAACTGATACCGAACTTAGAGCGACACCAGTACCAACCACAATCAACAACACCCTAGTACCAGAGCAACACGATGAAATCCAAGCT